GAGTTGGAGGACAAAGGATCCTATCGCTATGCACTGTACGATGTGTTTGGCTTTGATGCAAGTATGTATGGGCGTGGTATGGACTGTGGTTATATGGCAATCCATAATGCTATATGGGAGGAAGCATGAGACTGATGAATAACACCTACCACCCCGACAGGTGGGTTGTCTTTGAGGTTAAGGGTGACGATCCACACTACCGAGTTCTGGCTGGGTGGTATGGAGGATATCTTGACGGCGACTCGTGGCGCATCAACAGCGGCATCACGGATGTTACAGAAGATAGTGACTACCTTTTGTTTGAAGGGCAATCTGGATCTATCTACAAGTGCCGCAAAGATTCCTACGGACTATCAGCATTAACTGCCGATGTTTATCTGGGGATAGAAAAGCAACACGGCAAGAATGTCGAGGTTCTACCTAGCACTACAGACTGGCTATCATTATTGAAAGGAGAAGAAGACGATGAGCAAGTATGCAATCAAGGTTCCATTTGAAGATGGGTGGTTGTTCATCACCGAAGGAATAGACTCGAAGGTTGTAACTTTTGACAAGAAATGGGAAGCAGAAAACTATGCAAAGGCTTTTAAAGTTTATAAGGTAGTGGAGTATTCTGAAGAAAATGTTAGAAAAGGAGAATGAAATGAATAATAGAGCAATACTAGTATGCAATGAGTGTTCATGCTTTGAGTTTTTCGATGGAGACAATCCGTGGACATGCAACCATTGTGGCAATGATGATGTAGAGAAATTTGATTTGCATATGTGGATCAGGGATCATGACTCACTATACAGTGTCATGTATGATGAACTTTTAAATGCTGAATACGAGGAGTATTTCGATGAAGACTTATGAACTTATTTATACTATTAATGGTAAGGAGCATGTGGCCGAAGGCGTTATGGAATTGCATGACACGTGGTCCGACATTGTAAATGAAACAATTGACAGTGCAAACAGAGCGTACCCATACAGTGACGTAGCATTCATAGCATTCAAAGAGCATGATGATCAGGGTATACCATTAGACCCTGACGATAGAGATTGGGAGTATGATGGGTTTGGCAAAAAGAGAAACAAGAGAACTGGGAAATAAACTACCACATACGTGCCGCAGGGCTTACTTATTCGTGCTATTATTTTTTCTTACCTCACTGGAAGCAAAGGGCGCTTATCATGAACTATCTAAGTATCAACACGTTAGACCTATGGCTCAACAAACGAATAGAAGAAGAGCAACTTTACAACTTGACTACCCGTGTGACTGGGTTGAACAGTTTAGAGGTAATGGACAACGAAAAATCATGTGTATGGACACTATCCGTATTCAGACAGAACGATTCAAACGCGGAAGATTATTTAAAGATGAGAGGTAAAAATGAATAGATTCATAGTCAATCACACACCAACGGCTATAGCCAAAGACTTGTGTGACCAACACATAACAAAAATGGTGTTAGAAGAAGCACAAATGTTATGCAGTGCAGTAAGAACACACGCACCTGACTATGCAGAACGCTATGGCCTATACAAAATGGCATATCAAAACCACCCATGTACTGTATGGGTTAGAGAGATATGGCAAGATACATAAGTCATCAAGACTTGTTACTGCATTGAAATATGCTGACGAATTTATGCCAGAGGGTGGACTTACACCACACCCACAATGCTTTAGTGGGCATGATCAGTGTAAGACTAATGAGCCTTGGCCTGTTGAAGCATATCGTAGGTTTTATGCTGTGGACAAACTCAAGTTTGCACGATATAACAAGGGCAGGAACATGCCTAACTGGTTACATAAATTGAAAGAGGAGAAAGGAATATGGACATCTTAATAGGAATCATTATTGATATTATAAGATACCTTGTCCCATGAGAAAGAAATATGTAAGAGGAACCTTGCCACGATACGTGCAAGCATACACAAACGCTGATGGAGACATTCAGTATAGGTTTAATCCACCGCAAAACTTAATTGATGAAGGTGTTGTGCCTCGTAAGAATCTTGGCACTGACCTTCGTACTGTAAGACCAATTGCAAGTGAACTTAACAAAGCTATTGATGATTATCGTAGTAAGTTTGAAAGAGTGTTGCAAAAAAGCCACACAGTAAATGACTTAGTCAATAAGTATTTTGAGTCTAATGATTTTCAAATGCTCAAGAAAGAATCACAAGTAGACTACAGATATTTCCTTGCAACATTAACATCTGATGTTGGATCTGTTAGGTATAGAGAACTTACATCACAACGTGTGAAACATATGTATGAGGAGTGGGTCAAACGTGGTGTGCAGTTTGCCAATCATGTATTAACTGTGTCATCTAAAGTTTACAACTTTGCTATTGATATGGAGTATGCCGAAACCAATCCATTCAAAAATATAAAGAGAAAGAAACCAGTACAACGCAAGGTTGTATGGACAGAGGAAGATGTCATCAAGTTTCTTGACACAGCATATAGTGATTTCAATTATCGAAGCATTGGATTGATTGTGCATATGGCATATGAATGGTGCCAACGTGTTGGTGATATGCGGGTTCTTACGTGGGACTGTATTGATCTTGATTCGAGACAATTGAAATTGGAACAATCTAAACGCCGTGCATTAGTGCACCTTCCCATAAGTGATAATCTATATGAAATGCTTGCTCAACAGAAAGATGAACTTGGATTTCAAGAATATGTAACACCTCGTCCGAAGCCCAGAGATGGCAAGTATTGTCCGTATGGTATGGAACACCTGTCAAAAGCCTTCCGCTCATGTGCGAGGCTCGCAGGGCTGTCTGAAGAGCTTCGTATGCAAGATCTAAGGCGAACTGGAACTACGCAGATGGTTGAGGCTGGCGTTCCTATGCCACAGATAATGTCAGTGACGGGTCATGCCACGCCTAACAGTGTTATGCCGTACATGAAGCACACATTTATCAGTGCAAATGAGGCACTGACTACAAGAAAGAAATCAAGTGCATGATTTTTTTATTGACAGAATTTTTAGGAATTGTATAATACACTGTAAGTGTTTCATTAAAAGTGAAAGGATACATTATGAATGTATTTAAATATGTAAATGATATACAGTTAGATGTAGGACAAACAAAGAGAATGAATTGTCCTAACTGTAATGGTTACAAAACATTTACAGTGACCAATGAAATGGGTAATCTTATATGGAATTGTTACAAAGCTAGTTGTGGTGTAAGTGGAGCCAGAATATGTAATTCCAATGAGTAAGCATCATGAAGAGTTATCTACGTGGTTAGATAAATGGTCTATTGATCCTGTAGATATTTATTATGATGTAAGAGAGAATCGTGCAGTGTTTCCTGTGGTGCATAATGGTGCAATTGTAGATGCCACAGGTCGTTCCATTGGCAATAGACTTCCTAAATGGAAACGCTATGGTAAAAGCACGTATCCATACACACATGGCAAGGGAAGTGTTGCAGTTATTGTAGAGGATTGTGTCAGTGCTGTATGTGTAAGTGAGATATCTGAAAGGTTTACTGGCGTAGCAATTATGGGAACAAGTTTATCAGATTCTCACAAGCGTTATCTAAAACGATACAAGTATGTGGTCATTGCTTTAGATCCTGACGTACTGCCAAACACTTGTTCGTAGTCTTATGAATAAAGAATTTTATGACAATCACAGAGGTTCTAAATGCCCAGACAAACTATTTACTAAGGATGTTCGTAAGGTAAAGAATATTATTGACAAGGCAATGGATAGATATCAGCGAGATGTTACACCTGATGAGGTTGAGGCATTGTTCTTAGCTGACAATCCTACAATGACAACTGCACAAAAGCAGGCATATTCAGGTCTATTTGCAGGCATTAAAAAAGAATCACCTATGGGAAGTGACGTGGCAGGTGAAGTATTGTCACGATTGTTTAGGCAACTTGTAGGCGAAGAGGTTGCACAGATTGGCTTTGATTACGTATCGGGTGAAAACAACAGCCTTGAATCACTACGTAATGTTCTTGAATTTTATGGCGATGACTTTACACCAAACTTAAATATCGAATGGGATGACATTAGCATTGAAACTCTTTTGTCAAAGGCTGAATTGGAAGCACGTTGGACTTTTAACATTCCGTCTGTTGGACGTAAGATCGAAGGTGTAAATGCTGGGCAGTTAATTGAGGTAGGTGCACGTCCCAACACAGGCAAGACATCCTTTCATGCGTCACTTATCGCTGGGCCAAATGGCTTTGCAAGTCAAGGTGCGAAGTGTGTTATTCTTTGTAACGAAGAGTCGTACCATCGTGTTGGTGCACGTTACTTGACTGCCGCCACAGGCATGAGTCCAATACAAGTAAAAAACAATGCACAAAAAGCACATGAATTATACGCACCTGTCTACAACAATATTAAGATCAAAGATTCATCTGGCCGTGACATGAACTGGGTAGAGAGTGTAGCCAAGAGTTACAAGCCAGACATTCTTGTGCTTGATATGGGTGACAAGTTTGCCAGCACAAAGGGCTTTGCACGTAACGATGAAGCACTAAAGGCAAACGCTATTCATGCAAGACAAATCGGCAAGCAGTATGGTTGTGCTGTGTTTTATATGTCACAGTTATCTGCAGAGGCAGAGGGCAAGGTAATGCTGAACCAAAGCATGATGGAAGGATCACGTACAGGTAAAGCAGCAGAGGCTGACCTTATGCTTTTGATTGCTAAGTCACCTTCAGTTGAAGGGCAGGATGAAGAGTCGCCATTGCGTCACGTTAATATTGTGAAGAACAAACTTAATGGGTGGCACGGAGTCGTAAATTGCAACCTAGATTACAAGACAGCTAGGTATCATGACTAATGCAGGGTTTATTATTCAGTGAGATGGAAGACAATTCAGATCTTGGTGCTGGCGATGGCAAAGAATGTAGTAAATGCAAACAGTACTTGCCATTGTCATCATTTAGTATGACATCAGGTGGCAACTATCTAAGACCTGAATGCAGAAAATGTAACAACGAATT